TCACACCGCCCACCTAGTGGGGGAGGTCAGCTCGATAAGCCTGCGCTGGGAGTAGTTGTCGAGGGTCGTCTGGTCGGCCGCCTCGACGCCCTGCTCCACGACAGCGATTGTCCTGCCTCGGCTGACTGTCGAGTATGGACTGTTCGCGTCAGTGTTCGTCGCGGTGCTAGTGAGCGCTGGGTCCGTGCCATTGCCCTGGCTGATGGCAATCACCGTGTTGGGGATGCTGAACAGGTCAACATCCTTGGTGAAGTCGGGCGCGTAGATGGCCTGCTCGCCGTCGAGGAACTCGTACCGGATCGGGCGGGCTGCAGGCCGGACGTACTTCTCGGCCCTGAACTGACCATTGCCGTCGGTGAACAGGCTGAAGTAGCCGGCCACCGACAGCAGGTCATTGATGATCCGCAGATAGCTGGTCCCGGCTTCCCACAGGAGAGGGTTGACCAGGGTTGCAGCGCTCGGCGTAATCGCGATGTTCGCCTCCCCGGCATCCGCGATGAGGTCCGCGATCTCAGTAGTGATGACTGCGCCGGCGTCCAGGTCGAAGGGCGCGTCAATCTTCCACTGATCGAGGATCGCGGTCTTGTCGAGCAGTTGGCAGGCCCATGACCTGCCCGTGTCGGACCATGCTTCGGGCGCGGAGCTGAAGATGAACATGCCCAGCGGTATCTCGCCGTAGCCTTCGAGGATCGCGACCGGTCGTACCCTGTCGTTCAGGAAGTCGACGCTCTGGCCTAGGTCCACGATGGACAGTGAGCCACGGGACTTGATGCTGGCGTTCGCCGTGTAGGTGGCCGAGCCTGACTGAACACCGAGCAGGGTGCCTTTCCCCGATTCGGCGCTGGAGAACAGATCGAACCGGAAGCTGGTCGTCCTGTTCCCGACGAGTACCTCGTCGGTCGTCAGCTCACGGATCGGTACGGCGCCAGACGGCAGGGTTACGGTGCTCATTCGCTGTAATCGACCTCCGTCACCTCGAAGGAGGCGTTCGCCTTGCGGATGTCGCTGCGACTCGTCTTTACGTTGGACAGCACGCCGAACAGGCGCCGGCCGAACGGGTCGCGGTAGCAGACCACACTGTTCCCTGCGGCCAGGGCATGAACCTCGGCCTCGGTAGACGAGTCACTGGTGAGCACAGCCGACACGCTCACCTTGTTGGCTAGAGCGCTGCCGGCCAGGGCGACGGGCTTACTGCGCCCAGCGAAGTGGTACAGGGCCTTTGCTGCGTCTGTGTCCTGCGAGTAGGCGCCGTTCCATCGCATACGGAGGATGATGGCGAAGCCATCAGCAGGCCCAGCCGACACGAACACCCAGCCTGTTACCAGGCTGATGGTCGTCGGGTCGTTGTCTTCCAGGTCGGAGTTGTTGGGGTTCGCCGTGCCGCTGGCTGCGTAGGTCGTGACTCGGTAGGTGTTCGTGCCGATGATGGCGCACTTCGTGTCCAGCAGGATGGCCGTTAGGGTGCCCCCAACGTCCTCCAGGACGATCCCTGTAGCAACCGTGACGTACGCCCCACCATCGATAGAGCGCTCGACGGTTACCGAGTCGATGTCGTCAGTAAGCACGCCGTCTGCGTCATCGCCTGTGATGGTTAGGATCATCGCGCCCGAGTTCGAGTCGAAGGCTGCCGATACGTGGCCGAGGGCTGGCACCAGGAAGACGACTTCGAACTCGTCTATGTCCTCCTCGGAGGTCATGCCCACCGACGACGTGACAGTGACCCCGAACGAGTAGGACCGGCCGTTCTCTAGGGCAGTGGTCAACGCTCGGGAGAGGTCGGTGCCCGTGCCCGGGATCTGCTCCAGAACGTTGTCATCGGAGTCATAGAGGGTGAGAACGTATGTGGCCTGCGCCAGGGCCTCAGCTTGCGCATATGTCCACTCTGGAGTGAGCGCCGAGTCTGTGTACGGGTCGGGAGCAACGGCAGTAGCCGTGACCGTTGGCCGGCTACGAAGCTGAATCGTCGAGCTAGCGGACCAATCGCCAACCGTGCCGTTCTCGCCCGCGGTCGCTACCTGGAACGTCAGGGTTGTCGATCCGCCGTTGGACCGAGTGCCGCCCGCCAGGGTGTAGCTCGACGTGGCGCTGGCTGTCTCTCCTACCGTGGTCCAGTTGCTTCCGCCGTCGATCGAGTGGCGGAAGTTGTACTTGCTCTGCGGCGTGCCGTCCGTCGGGTTGTGCGTCCAAGTAAAGGTGATGTCGTCGCTCGCATCACGGGCACTGCCGGACGTGTAGTCCTGCTGGCTCGCCACTAGGGCAGTGGGTGCGGCAGCCGTGCTGGTGAGTACAACCGTGTTCGATGCCGCCGAGAGCGTGGAGAAGAGCGCCCCCCTGGTGGCGAGCACCTTGTAGGCGTGCGTCACGGCGGGGTTTGGCGAGACATGCTCCCAGGAGGACACGCCGGCCGAAACGGAGGTCAGGTAGGTGAACGTGCCGCCATCTTGCGACTCGTAAATGTCAGTGCCATAGTTCGCGTCGCCATAGGCAACGTTGTTCGTCCAGGTGAGCTGAATGTTCCCCGAGCCGAGCTTGGTTGCAGTCCCAATAGCGGGAGTGCCGGGCGTAGTGTAAACGGCAGAGCTGGCTGCACTCTCGGCACTGCTGGCAGCGTTGATCGCCTTGACCTTGTACGTGTACTTCTTGTTCGCGCTGGTCGTTGTGTCGGAGTAGCTGGAGGCTCCTGCGCCCGGCGTCGCAATCAGCGCATAGGCGCCGCCGTTCGTAGACCTGTAGACCTCCTGGGAAGCGTACTCATGGTGGCTAGCCGAGTTGTTCGTCCACGAGAGATTGATCTGCCCATCATTGATCCGAGTGGCAGTAGGCGTACCGGGCGCAGTCGGAGCCTGCACGATGTCAGGCAGGGCAATGTTCGTGCTGATGGACGATGTGTAGCCGCTGCCGAAGTCCATCGAGGCAGCCAGGTGGATAGTGCCCTGACCGTTGCTGTTGTGGTAGATGCGCACTACCCCGGACCAGTTGCCTCCAAAGTAGTGAACCTGGCCGCCGTATCCGGGGTTACTGGTGTTGATGAAGGCTGCGTTGCTCTCGCTGATGCCGCCACCAGAGACATCGGCGACCGAAGACCCGACGTTGACGGACCATGTGAATGATCTGTTACTGATGTTGTTCCAGTAATCTGGGTCACCATAGTCGACGCCGTATTGGTAGGTGACATCGGTATAGTTGCCAGGGACGTTCTGGCTGTACGAGTAGTTGACGATGACCCTGTGACCATCGGAGCCAGTGCCAGCGCCGCCGTCGTTCGTGTTGCCCTGAACGAGAGTCATTAGACCATCACCTCCTGGCGCTCGATGTTCGGCAGTTCATCGAGGAACTTCTTGAAGTCTTCGAGTTCCTGCAGACCCTGAACAGACACACTGACGTAGTACGTGTTCCCGCCTCCTGAGCCAGCCTCGCCGGCAGGGATGACGCGCTCGCCGTCCTGGAGCAGCGCCAGGCCCTCGGTCTGACCTGGCGGGGCGTGGAAGACGCCTCCACTGTGGAGAGTGGGGATGTGTGGGATGTGCGGGATGTCCACGAATGGAACCCGGTTGGCTGTGTCGATCAGCTTTTCATTGATGAAGTCGATAGCCGAGTTCAGAATCCCGATCACGCCGTTCAGGACACCCTTGAAGATATTGCCTACCATCTCGGCCAGGCCGCCGAGCCAGGAGCGGATCTTGCCCGGTAGGTCGCGGAAGAAGTTGAACGTGGCCTCAGCCTTCTCGCCAATCCACCGGAACGCCTTCTCCAGGCCGTCGTGCCAGATGGTGTTAACGAAGAAATCGGCTACAGCCTTGCCGGCAATCTTGATCCCTTCCCAGGCCAGCAGCCACGGCTTCACGTAGATGGTGAACAGCGCATCAACAATGAAGTTGAAGGCACCCACAAAGAAGTCAACGAACGGCCCGGCGAACCAGGCGCCTACGGCCTTCAGGAATCCCCAGACGGCATCCCAGGTGTCCTGAAAGAACGTGGTCCGAGTGGCAACCCATACGATGCCTGCCGCGAGTGCAGCGATGGCAAGGATGATCCAGGTAACCGGAGAGGCCAGCCACGCCGCATTCATCGCCCAGACAGCGATGGTCAGAACGCCGATGCCAATAGCGAGCGTCAGCACGACCGGCTTGTTCTTGTCCATCCAGTCGAGAACCTTCACGCCGACTTCGAGAATCTTGTTGACGGCCGGCAGCAGCTTCTCGCCGAACGTGGCCGAGATGTTCTCGAACTGAGCCCGAGCAATCTGCGCACGTTCGGCCGTCGAGTCCTGCTGGGCCGCGAATTGGCCGGAGGTGCGTGCGGCCTGCTCGTTGATGATGGCGAGCGTGGCTGCGGACTTCGCTGCATTCTGCTGTGCAGGGGTCAGCCTGTTGAACGCCGAGATGGAGTCGACGCCAGCTTCGGTCAGCGCTCGCGCCTGGATCGCGGCAGCGTTCAGGCTGATGCCGTATCGCTCGACCGGATCGAACTCGCCCTTCAGCGCCGACGACAGGGCTTCGACAGCCTCCTGCGCGGTACCGCCGAACACGGCGGACAGGTCGGCGCCCGTCGTGATGAGTTGCTCGGTTGTCTGGGCCAGTCGTTCGCCGGTCAGCCCCTGGTTCGCGAGCAGCGCGCCCAGGACGTTCGCGGACTCTCGATAGGCGTTGGCGGACAGCCCGACAGCGGTAGCAGCTTCGTTCGACTTCCTGACGATCTCGTCTGCGAACGAGCCGAACACGGTCGATGTCGCACCGATCGACTGCTCTGCATCCGATGCAGCGTTGATGGCGAAGCCACCGAAGGCAGCCAAGGCGACGCCGGCCACGGTCGCCGGTCCCTGCAGGCTACGCAGGCCGTTCGCCATCTTCGAGGAGAAGGTATCGGCAGACCTGCCCACCGCATCGACCTTCCGGCCGAGCTGGTCGAAGTTCCTGCCCGCCGAGTCGGTCGCGGCCTTCGTTACGTCTCGGGCGAGGATGGCGACTGTGGCATCGCGCTCGTTAGTCATCAGTGGCCTCCGAACAGCGCCATGAGGCCCGTGAGCGCTCCGAGGCCACCGGCGCCAGCGGCGCCGTACATCCAGCGCTCGATAGCACGCAGCCGCTTCTCGTGGTCACCCGTGACCTCTTCGAGCTTCGTCTCGATGCGGCGCAACGACCGCGCGATCTCGCCGGGGGTCATCTCGTCGTCAGAACCCACGGAGTACCTCCGCGATCGTGTCGTCAATCGCGCCGATGACCTCGGCCTGGAACTGCTCGCCGACCGGGCCGTCAATCACGTCATCGAAGAACCCGGGTTCGATGCTCTGCAGCGTCCACTTGCGACGGTTGCCGTGTACCGGGTGACGGAGCTTGCCCTTGTTCAGCGCGCGCAGGTCGGAGCGCTTGCCGGTCTTGCTGTTGCGACCCTCGGAGATGTCGACGCCGGCAGTACTGGCGCCGCGACGAACCGAGACGACGACGCGCGACGACGCAACCCACAGGTTCAGCCCGCCACGGTGCGGCAGGCTCGCGAGCGCCGAAGCCTTCAACTCGGCCTTGACCGGTGTGCCCAGGCTCTTGATTCGCTTCGTCAGGTTCTTGATGACCGTGCGGTCGGAACCCATGAGCCGTACGGCTTTGCCGACGAGTGCGAGCTTGTCCGCGCCTTCGATATTGACCGCGACCATGCTCACCTCCGTGGTTCAGCGTCTGGGCTTTCTGGCCTGCTCTTCCAGGTACCGCTCCGCGCTAGCGACATCGCGAAGGTCCCAGCTTCGGATCTCGCGGAGACTCAGACCGGTGTCGATGGCGAGTCTGACGGTCCAGTCGAGGTAGCCTCCGCTTTCGTAGGGTCCACAACGGACTCGTCATCGAGCGGCTCAACCTCGATCACGGTCTGATCCCACGCCTCGACCTTCATTGCGTGGGCCGGGAGCTTCCCGGTACGACGGAGCGCCTGGTACGCGACGTTGCGAATCATGACGATCGTCATGGTGTCCTTCGCCTTGTTGACGCCAACGCCCGCCGCGCGCTCGAAGGCCGCGATGTCGCGCTGGTCCACGACGACATCGACGCTGGTCTCGTCCTCGTACCAGACCCTGTAGGTTTGGCGAGTGATTGCCATGCGAACGCTCCTATGCGCTGTAGGTGCCCCAGGTCACGTCGCCCACGACGGGCAGTGACAGGTCGGACTTGTTGAAGGCGTCGGTCTCGCCACCGAGCTCCATCTGAACCGCGATGGCCTCGAAGGTGGCCTGAACCTCGCCGTTGACCTTGTTCGGCACGAAGACGCACGAGACGCTCGTGCCGGACGCAGCGCGCAGGATCGCGGCCAGGCCGGTGCTCGCGGTGTTGTTCTGGACGCCGGTCAGTTCGAGCACCCAGGTCGGGTCGGCCACGTCCTGAACGACAGCACCGGGCACCGCGGCCTTCAGCGTCTGCACGCCCTGAGTCGGCTTGAGAACGGCCTTCATAATCTGGCTGGAGACGTCGGTACCATCGAGCGTCAGCGACCAGTTCTTGAAGGTGTAGGCGCCGGGGATTGGCAGTGTCATTGCTACTCACTCCTTGCTACGAAGATGGCGCACAACGGCGCCGCCGTGTCGTCGGTCAGCTTGGCCGCCTGGATCTCATCGACCGTCATGATGGGCCAGAGCGCTTGCAGGACGCCGGGAACCAGGAGATCCCACTGCGCCGCCGCTGCCCGGTCGTCGTTGGCCAGGACGAGATAGACGCCCCAGCGTTGCCTGAAGAGCGGACCCTCGTCTCGCGTCCAGCCCCGCATGGTCGGCCACGCCTGGCCCGGTGCAATGACCGTGGGCCGGAACAGGGAAGGGGAGACGCCGGCCACGGGTGCCAGAGCGTCCACAATGTCCTGTCGCGTGAGGCTCGCCATCAGCCCATCACCAGCTTTCGGTACGGGCCTTCAAGACGTCGTACCTCGGGGTCCTGCATGGACGGCCGGACCGGGCCGGTACCGGCTTCCAGGTTGCCGGGCATGACGGCCAGGGGGAGGCTCCGCATGGCCAGGTTGTGTACGACCCTGCGGCACAGGGCCTCCTCGACATCGGGCTCGTGTAGCGAGTCCCAGCAGACGGCCTTGTCCTGTGCCGAGCGCTCGGTGGCGAGCGCCCGCTCGATCTCGGGATAGTTCCCGAGTTCGTCGCGCCAGCGGAGAGCGTCCTCCTCGCCCATGTAGCTGACGACATCGGTCACAGTCACAGTCATTGAGAACGCCTCCCTTCTGACTCTGTCTTGTGGACTAGGCGCTCGTGCCGACGAGGATCACGTCGTACGTGACGGAGCCCGTGTTGGAGGCAGCGACGTGCAGGATGTCGCCGGTGCTCGCTGTGACCGTGACGCCAGCACCGGGCGCGACCCACACGAACAGGCCACCGGGCAGAACGCTGATCGCGTCGCCAGCCGCTGCGAACAGGGGAACGCCGACATCTGCCGGGCGAGACACCACGACGTTGAGCGTGTTGGCGTCGGCAGCCTTGATGATGACGGCCTTCAACTTCGCGAAGGTCAGCGTGCCGCCCAGATGGCCCGTGAGCGCCCCTGCCAGATCGAGATCCTCGCCGGTGTCGTCGGTGGTCCGCTGGTCGCTCCATGCCATGTCGGCCTGACCCGAACCCGTGCCGCTCGCTAGGGAGATGCTGTACGCCTTCGTGATCTTGGCGAGCGCCTCGGCCAGGTCGGAGTCGACATCCTGCTGGATATTCGCCTTGACCTGGATCACTGCAGTCTGTGTCATTTCCGTTTCCCTCTAGCGGTGTGGCCGGATGTCGGGGGGTCGGTAGTTCGCGGCGCTCCGTGGCTCCTAGCCCGGTTTCCGGGCCGGTTCCGGGGGTAGGGAACCGGCCCGGCCGGGGGGGGTTAGCGGACCAGGATCGCGCGCACCGCGTAGGTAGCAGAGTCGCTGTCGCCGTGCGTCACGGTGATCTTCACCGCGTCCGGAACGAACTGGCTCGCCGTGAGGTTCGCCGCCACCGTCACGCCCGGACCCACCTGGAGAACCTTCGTGGTGGCAGTCGCGACGGCGGCACCCGAAAGGGTCCACAGGGTCTCGCCGGCGCTGTCGACACCCTCGACGGTGAGCGTCAGGCTCGGGTCAGCGGTAACCGCCGACACGTCGAGGACGACGAAGACGGCCTTGGCCCGGTGGGTGGCGATCGTGACGGCTGTGGGCGTCGCGGTGCGGGCCGCGCTCGCGTAGACTTCGATCTCCATTGTGGAGCTTCCCTTCTGTTCGAGATCTACTTAGGACGGTCCCGACTACGCCTGGGCGTAGGCGAGTTCCTTGACGTCGGTGGCGCGCGTGCAGAACTCCGCGCTGTAGCCCCAGAGGCCGATGCGAACCGTGGCGACCGCGATCTCGAGGTCGATCCGACGCGGGGCGCTGAACCACTGGTAGACGCTGCCCGGCGCCCACAGGTAGCTGAGGCCACCCTCGCCACCGTTCGCGGACTCGAGCGCCCACGCCGGCTTGACGAGCTTGCCGTGCGCTCGGATAGTCGACAGGTCGCCAGCCGTGGAGCCGTCCGCGTTGCTCGGCGCGTCCATCGGGAACAGGGGCCGGTCGTCGTAGTCGACCGCACCGGCGAGCGCCGTGTAGAGCGTGCTGTCCGCCGCGAACGCCGAGTAGCGGTCGCCGCCCCGGATGAACTGGAGCGCGATCAGGAGGCTCTTCAGGTTGGCCGACAGGATGCCGTCCACACCGACCACATTGGACGCTGAGAGGCTCAGGGACTCGAACAGATCCTGGACGCGACCCTCGAGGGCCTCGGCGTACGCCTGGGTCATCAGGCTCCAGAGCAGGCTGTCCAGCTGCGGCGAGCCGCCCTGGTCGATGACCTCACGCTGGAGGATGAGCAGGCCCGACAGACCCACCGGGGTCACGTCGCCGGAGGTCGTGGACACCGCACCCTCGGTCGGCTCGGTGCCGGGCGTGTGCGCCGCGACGAGGCCCGAGTCGGCGCTGAACTTCGGGTACTTGAACCCGGTGAGGCTGGTCACCGCCCCGCCCTGGGTCATCGCGCCGAGGACCCGGTTGAAGGTGAGCTTCGGCACGAACAGGTCGGGCCGCTGGATGACCGGGTTCAGTTCGTCCACATCGGACACCGCGATGGCCGCGAACGCCTTCGCCATGGCGGCAGCGGTGAACTCCTCGGCCTTGGCCTGCAGGGTCGCATCGCCACCGAAGCGGTTCTTGATGTCCGTCAGGAAGCACCGCTGGGCGGGGTTGCCGTCGAACCGGTACAGCGGCTGCTCGCGAACCTGGGTCACCGCGGCCTGGGTCGGGAGCGGCAGCGCCGTGGGGTTCACGATAGCCGGTGCCGGCGCAGGCGCGGCTGGAGCCTGGGATGCGAGGCCCGCCATGAGTTGGGCGAACTGCTCGGCGGAGAAGGTGACGGCCGCACCCTGCGCGGCCGGCTGAGCCTGCGGCTCGACAACTGGTGCGGTCATTGCTACTCCTGTTGGGTTGGCCGACATATTGACGGCAGTAACACGGGCACCAGCAAACGCCGGCATCCCAACTTGCGAGGTCTCGCGCCACGGCGCAGAGACGATGATCTTCACGGTCGGGTCGGTCGGGTCGGGAACCTCGACCACATCGGAGCCGTCGTTCTCAAAGCCAATGCCGACCGAGAAGTGATCGCGTACACGGTCGGCAGCATCGAGCAGCGCCTGGTCGCCAGCGGGACCACGACCGACCTTGAACGTTGCCCACTGGCCTTGCTCGTCGGCCCAGGTGCGGACCGCGTGACCAACCGACGTGCTCGTGAAGTGCTCGTGCAGCAGCTTGATGTCGGTGATACGGCCCTTGTTGAACTTCAGGGCACCGGGCGCAATGCGGTACTTACCCTGGCTGGAGTGGCCGATCTCGTTCCACGGGACCACGAGGCCCGTGATGGTGCGGCGCTTCATGTCGACACCGAAGGCATCGTCCACATCGGACGAGAAGGTGAGATACATGGGCTCGGTTGCCGAGAAGTTGCTGGCCTGGCTGGGCCTGCGGATCGGGACCACATTGGACTGACCGGACGGCCGGCCATCGGCTGCCTGGGCCTGCGGGTCGGGCTGCTGCACCGGTTCGGGCTTCGGGTTGAGCTCGGCCTTCTGTGCCGCCGTGAGGGGTGGCCGGCGCCAGTCCTCGCGGGCCTCGTCGGGCGTGACGACCTTCGCCCCGATGAGGGTCTGCGCGATAGTGGCGCGGTCGGTCGGGTTGGGCTCCAGGTAGCCGTCCCAATCGAAGACGACCCGCTGGCCGCGAAGGGTCACGTTGTCCCACGACAGAACCGCTTCGATCGCGGCACACAGGCCCGCGTACGTCTCGTTCTTCTTGTCCTGGCGCCGGTCAACGGCGTTGTTGTACGTGTCGCGAGTCATCGACACACCCAGGTCTTCGGGGTCGAGCCCGAAGAGGTCAGCAACGGCGATCGTGGTCTTCTCGATGATCGTCGTGAGCTGCAGGTCTGCCGGGGTCGGCTGCTGCTCGGTGTGGTACTCCAGGGCAGCGGGAACATAGCCGTAGCCGTGCTTCAGGCGCATCTCGGCGAACAGGGCCAGCGCATTGTCGATGGCTGTCTGGTCGGGGTCCTGGCCTTCCCTCGCCGTGAAGTAGCCACGCATCTGGGGCGCAGTCGCATACATCTCTGCGGCCTGCTCCAGCTTCGCCATTCGCCGGATGGTGCGCGCACCGACTCGACGGATCGGCTCCTTGGTCGAGTTGAAGCGCAGCATGTCCCTTGTGGACACGGGTTCGCCTGCCACCCAAAGGGTTGACCCAGGCACGAACCCGGAGGGGAGCCTGTCGAGGATGTAGCCAGGCGGGGGCTGGTCCGAGACGACGCTGGGGTCTATGCGGCGCGCCCACAGCGGACGGTTAGTGGCAGGGTCGCGAGCCAGGACGCGCAGCCAGGCGATGCTGTCAAAGAGCAGATCGGTGACTATCTGGCTGATTGTGACCGGATTCTCAACGTCAGGGTCAATTCGCTCAAGAAAACGCGAACGAATGACGTTGTTCTCGGCGTCCAGCACCCGGAGAGGCAGGGCTGCGATCGTGTCACGAATGAGGCTCGTCGCCTTCAAGACGGGCGCGACGGACAGCGCAAACTCGCGAGTTACCTCGCCGAGTTGCGCCGAATTCTGCTCCCAGAATGGGAAGTCGTCCCAGCCGAGGGTGCTGAATCGGACTGCCGTTGGCGCCGCAGACATGGAAACCGGCGCACTCTCCTTTTCAGGAGTGCGCCGGACAAAGGGGTTCCGAATCTGCCAAGCCATGATTCGTCGATTATCGACGATTACTGATGAAAGGCCAAGCCCGGAACCACGCGGATTCCGGGCTCCCTTTCTACTTATTCAAGATGCCCGGTGTTGGTAGCGTCATGGACAGGGGAGCAGGCAGTGTGCGTGCCAGATAGACTGCGCCCGCCAGGGCATAGGCGCCCTCGCACACCCCACCCTTGCGGCCGATAACCCAGGTTCCGTCATCTCGCTCGCGCTTCTCGGCTGCCAGAACGTGGTCACTTAGAAGCTCGTCGTTACTGCCGTCGTGCGCAATCAGATGGGAATTGATCTGCTCCTCAAGACTCATGCACACGGCTGCCAATTCGCCCTGGATCGGAACGAGCTCGGTCCCGGCCGGAAGCGCGAGCTTCTTTGCATCGGCCATGAACGTAGCGCCAGGCCCACCGGGGAGCCACCCGAGGACGCGCGGACGAAACTTGACCAGTAGCTGGTTCAGTTCGCGGCGCATGCTGTCGACAGCCCGCACGCCGTCCCAATCCTTGACGGTCTTGGCTCGCACGCGGCCATCGGGAAGGACGCCGGCCACGATCAGGGCGGCATGACGATTCCCTGGCGCGATGTCGAGGCACATCGCGAGATTGCGAACCACGCCGAGCAACATCCCGGGATCAGCGCACAGCTTCCAATGCTCGGGGTTGTATGCGGGGTTCATCGAAGGGACAGAGAGGCACATGGCCTCGGTCAGGTGCTCGGCCAGTTTCGGGCCGCCCGCGACGATCGCGGCCTTGCCCTTCTTGATGAGGTCATCTGACCAGGGGCCTCGGTCGTCGCCGTGCCGGTTCATGTTCGGATTCGCCTTGGCGAGGTGCTCGGGATTTAGCGGATCGTCGCCACGCTCGCATGACCACTCCAGCAGGCAGACAGAAGAGTCACCCATCTCGCCGCCCGACTCGATGTATTCGATGGCGCCCTTGTGCAGATCATTCAGCACGATCGAGCGCTCCGACCCAGCGTTAGTCGTGGCCCAGGCCTGGAAGTCCCGCACGCTGCCACCCGCGTACGTCAGCGCACTCCAGCAGGCGTAGTTGAGGTGCAGCCGTAGCTCGTCTAGGAGCGCGCGGTGCACGTTGCCACCGCGACCCGCCTTCGTGGTTGGCGCTCGCGGTGACACCTTGGCTCCGTGCTTTGTGATTGAGTAGTGACCAAGTGCTCCGCCGTGTCTATGCCATTCCTCGTCCGGCTCGTGGTCGTCATTCAGCTCCGGGCAAGCGTCGGCTAGGTCGATGCCCTCCTTCCAGACCTCAATCGCAAGAGGCAGGTCCGTTGAGGTGATGATGGTCAGGGGAATCTGCTTCTTGAACTGCCAGTACAGCGTCAGCACCTTTGCAATATGCGTCTTCCCGTTGCGGCGCGCGGCGATAATTAGAACGATGGTGAAACGCCGTAGTCCGCCGGGGAGTAGCTCGCCACCGCGGATCACGGCTTCCTCCTCCCATTCGTCTAACGGCGACTTGAGGACATCGCGAGCAAAGTCGATGACCTCATAGCCGAAGGACTCCTTGGGAAGGCCCGCGTACTGGTGGCCCGGAGAGTGCGGGTCCAGCGGCTTGGTGAAGACTCGCGGCTTCGTATGGCCTAGCACAAGCATTTCGCCCCTCCAGGCGTAGTTGATCATGTGTGCGCAAAAATTCAGAAGTGATCGGGTCACCTGAGCGGCCCGGCAGGGGGAAAAGGCACCCCCCACCTCGGCCGCTCTTTTGACTCTGCGTATGACTTCGCACTACCTCGCCCTATGGCGTTCATTCGATGCGAGAGCGCCAGGGCATGGGCGTAGGGGGTGGTACTACTGGAACTCATTCACAATGCGATAGTCGCGCTTGCGTTGCTTTGTGGGATCACCCACTGACACATTGCATGGCTTACATGCAGCGACTATGTAGCTTGGGTCATAGGGATTTACTCTGACACCCTTTGTATGGTGGGCTTCTGTGGCCCTACCTAGACATATGTAGGGGCGCCTTATCCGGCACTGCCAGTGATCCCGGTTCAGCACCAGTAGTCGCACTAGGCGCCATCTCTGGGGGTCTATGTGGCTGTGCCAGGTACGGGACATGACTAGAAGGCCCCGCAGGAGCCGCAGCACAGTGCGATAGTGCCGACGACTGCCACCGCGAACACGACTGCCGCGATGGGCCTGTGACGCTCGATGAAGTTACGGAACTTCATTTAGTTCTCCTTCTCCTAGTAGGCGAGGTTCCCGTAGACCGTGGCGACCACGACCAGGAGGCTGGCCACCAGGAGCGCCTGTGTAGCGCCACCGAAGCACTTCCATCTACTGATGAGTGTGCGCATGGTTGTTCCCCTCTTGGTTTGTTGGGCTTTAGAACATCGGCTCTTCGTCGCTGTGCTTCAGGGCATGAAGTACGTCTTCGGCCATGTCGCTAATACCTCGCTCACCGTTCGGCAGTATCCACATCCACCGATCGGCGTCCCAGTCGTATATGACCTGCTCGCCATTCGGGCCTACCCATCGGCGAGGGGCCTTGGGGCTAGTGATGTAGAGAACTTGGTACAGAGTGCCGTCCATTACTTCTCACTCCTCTCGTGGCTAGCTATCCCCCCGCACGGGCCGGTCCCCGCCCACTGCACGTTGTTAGTGGGCGGGGATTCCGTGCACCCCCCTCCGTGCACCCCGTGTACCCCCCGTGCACCCCGCCGTGCACCCCATTCCCGTGCCCGAACGGCGAGCCGTGCACCCCCCGTGCAGTGAATCGGACAAACCATTGCGTGTAGGGGGTACACGGGTACATTCCGGACACCTCAAGGTGTTCCCCCGCTAGCCCATCCCGATAAATCGTCTTCGAGATACAACGCAGGCTGTGCATTGCTACCGGCCTTAACCGTGGCGAGCCCTCGCTTTACCAATGCGTCTAGCTCGCGACGAGCCTTCTCTTTCTGTGCAGGCGTCGGCTTGCTGGTGCCGAACTTGATGCACGCGAATTCGAGTGCCCCGACGCCCTTCCCGGCCTTAAGTCGTATTACGTCAAGGGCCCTCACCGTTCCGCCTGTTGTGGAGCGGCCGTTCAGCATGTCGTGGTTGACCGTCAGGGGTCCGACGTTCTCCATCGGTTGCTTTAGGTGGATGAACTCGACCACAGGGTCTCCAGGCTCACCCCATAGGTAGACGACCGACCCCGCACCAGCGGTGAACCACGTCGAGCCGTATACGTCGTCAATCTTGTTGGGCTTCTTGTTGTCCCCGGTGGCCTTGCGTCCGTGATGGTTCTCGAGGACCTCGACGCCAGCACGTAGGGCAATCTGTCGGGCGCGGTTGTATCCCGTGCCAGATACGTCGTCTCGTAGGTCGGCCGTGATCGCGTCCTTCAGCGAGTCAACAATCACCGTGTCTGCGTTCGCGCTGGTGCACATCTCCAGCAGCAGGTCGGGACGCTTCGAGAAGTCACCCGGTGGCGGGCCTTCCCACACCACGAGCCGCTCATCGAGGATCTCGCGATCGCCGGGCTTGAACACGCGCGCCATCGCTCGCCTGATCTGCCGTGGTCGGTCCATCGCCAGGTAGAGGACGTTCCTCGCGCCTGGTGCGATCGGCATACCGAGCAGCTCGCCGGAGCCGATGCCGAGGCGCGCCTCGACTAGCTGGATGGCGACGGTGCTCTTGCCTACGCCGGACGGCCCGCACAGCATCAGTGCCTCGCCCTGCGCCCAGGCAACCTTCTCGCCGTCGCCCCAGACAGCGGGACTGGTGGCCGGCGTGTCGAAGACGAACGAGCCTCCCTTGGTGTAGCTGGTGGGCGTGACGCCGCTGGACATGCCGCTCGCCTTCTCGCGTTCGTGCTGCTGGACGTACTCCTCCCCAAAGACATTGACGAGTGCCGAACGCATCTCCGAGGGGTCCACATCACACACCCGCCCCGAGCAGGGGTGGCGCAGGGAGCCATGGCTCCAGCACTCCCTCGGCTTCGAGGTCTTCGAGGCACTGCGCGACGTACTCGACGCCGTACCGCTTCTCGAGGAACTCGCGCGGGATGTAACGGCGACGCTCAACGAAGATGAAGGGCCAGTCGCCAATGTCCAAGTGCCACCGGACTGTGTTCGGCGAGAGTTCTGCGATCCTCGCGGCAACATCGCCCGTGAAGTATTCGCTGGCCATCACGCCGCCAGCCCGAGCATGTCGACGAGCTTCTGCGTGGGAACGCGAATGACCTTGCCGACCCTGAAGGACGGGAAGTCACCTCGCTTGATGGCGTCGTATAGCGAGTCACGACCAACGCACAGGACGAACGCGGCCTCTTCGACGCTGAGCGCAGGCTTCTTCAGCAGCGCCTCCAGGTCATACGTCCTCGCGCGTCGTGACACGGGTTCGGCCGTGTTGGTCGGCGTTGCTAGTACACCCACTAGCGGGGTCATGTTGGTTCGCATGGGTTAGACCATCCGACCCGCCTGGCGATCAGTGCTAGGTCGGTTCGCGGCCATGTCCAAAATCGCATCACCAGGCGTCGATATATTCCTCAAAGGGACCCGTCGATGCATCAGAGCTAGCAACGGATTTAGGGACTATCGACTAAACCCACGGGTAGCTGGACTGCTGGCCGGGCACGGAGCTACGGTGTCACGCGGAATCAGATGGAGTTAAGTTCATCACTGGATCGCGGCACTAGGAGGCCCACTCATGACCCGCAGGACCGACCCCATCCGCAAGGTCACACTCGGCAACGGTGAGGTTCGGTACGAGTTCGTACTGGACGGCGAACCCGGCACGAACGGCAGGCGTACGCAGCGCCGGTTGCGGTACCGGACGAAGAAGGAGGCCCAGACAGCACGGGCCGAGATGATCGCGGCGAAGGCCAAGGGGACCTACGTCGCGCCCACGAAGCTGACCCTCGCGGTCTACCTGCCCCGGTGGTTGGCCGGCAAGCGCAACCTCCGACCGACCACCGTTCGGAACTACGGCGACGCCCTCAAGCCCGTCATCGAGCGTCTGGGCGACATCGAGCTGCAGAAGCTGACGAAGGGTCACCTAGACGGCCTGGTCGACTGGATGCTCGCCCAGGGGCGTCGGATCGGCAACGTCGAGCGACAGACCCTCAGTGGACGCACGGTCAAACTGACGCTGACGGTCCTCAATGGAGCGATGAGGTCGGCCCTACAGGAGGGGCTCGTCGCGCGGAACATGGTCGAACTTGTCGAGCGCCCCACCCACCGACAGGCCGAGACGGAGACATGGACGGCCGAGCAGGCTCAGCGGTTCCTGGCGACCGTGGCCGGCACCCGGCTCGAGGCGGCGTGGATGCTGACCATGTACGGCCTGCGGCGGGGCGAGGTGCTGGGCCTGCGCTGGGACGACGTAGACCTGCAGGCCCGGACACTCACTGTCAAGATCGCGCGCACCGACGTAGCCGGCACGGTGATCAGTGGTGACCCGAAGTCCAGTCGGTCGAAGCGCACCCTGCCCCTGGACGTTGACCTGATCACCGCCCTATGCGCGTTGAGGCTGCGACAGCACGACGAGGCCGGTTTGGCCGGTTCCGCCTATATGGGATCGGGCTACGTGGTCGTAGACGAGCAGGGCGTGCCCTACCGCCCCGAGTGGTACAGCGACACCTTCCAGAAGCTCGCGGCCTCGGCAGCGCTGAACAGCATCCGCCTCCACGACGCTCGCCACACCTGCGGGACGCTCATGCACCTCCGGGGCGTCCCGATCACGGTCATCTCGGCGTGGCTCGGGCACGCCTCGGCTGCGTTCACGATGAAGACCTACGTCCACAGCCAGGACGACGCCTTGCGGGCGGCTGGCGCGACCCTGGCCGGGGCGCTCGGGGCCGCCGCGTAG